TCTTATCATTTAGTAAGTTATTCATTATTCCTCCTAGGATATAATTTGTGTTAGTATTGTAAAACCAATCCACAGCCCAATAATTCCTGCGACTCCCGCAAAAACTGGTGGTGCTGGTACTGGCAATTTGAATGCAGCAAACACGGCACCGCATCCAAAACCTGTTAATGTTGATAATAAAACATCTCTCATGCTATTTATCTCCTACTGCTGGTGGCAAAAGTGCTAAAAGTTTTTCAGAATACCCATTCAAACCTTTACTTTTAAGTTCTTCTGATACTTCTTTAATAGTTTTTTGTGATGTTTCAATATATTCAAAAGCCCAATCTCTAGAATCAGAAAGAAATTTTATAAAATTTTCTTTATGTATTGCATCATCTGAAAGTGTTATATTATTTTTAACTTGAGAAGCAATTTCCTCTAGTGCTCTATTTTTTATAAAAAGTTCTGCAAGTAAAATGTTTGATTTTTTTAACTTATCAAATACTGACCAATAGGCTATGCCAAAAGAAAATGAGAGGGTAGCAAAAAATATTATAAACATCATTTCCATACTAACTATTGTACTCCATCTCTAATGGCATGGGTTGCCCAATAATATAAACATTTATCGCAACAAGGTTTGTTGTGTTCATTTTTAATGTCTTTGTAAAACTCAGCATAATAGATAGGATCTTTACGGTATAAGTTAGCCCTATGAGTGATATTTACACGGTCTATGTGAGCTGGATGATTGCGCCAAGCCCCTGATGGGGATTTACCAGACAAAACCTTGAGTATCTGATAGGCTTCTAATATCTGTTTATTTAATCTTTTATTATCTAATATTTCTGCACACTGATCATAATCTTTATAAGGTAGGAAGGTTTGCATTAATTTTCTTCTATATCAAAAATGTTTAATTCAGATATTTTTTTTAAATTGGATGCTACCCAAAGTGTCATGGCAGTTAACAAAGATAAGATTATTAGTATTAATATTTTTGTTTTCTTTTTCATATTGTTATCATTGTTCCACATCTTATACAGGCGTTATAACTTTTCCCAGTATATGGGCATGCTCCAGCAGTAATTAATACATGATCTTTAATTTTACATATAATAATTTTAATTAATTGTTTAATCATTTAATTGCCTCTCTAGTTATCAAAACAATTGCTCCACAATCTTCTAGTGCTTTTTTAAGTTTTACAACATATTGAAGTGCTGATATTTTATCATCGTGCCCCATATGTAAAAACTTTTTTTCATCTAATTTTACCGTAAGAAAATGATCGTTGTCAATAATCTGCACTCCAAAACCTTTTGGCGCAGGTATAGAATGAACGGCATATCTCATTAAATCTGTATACATTATTTATTAAACCAATTATCATTATCAGAACAAACATATTTAATATATTGATTTTTAAACAAACTATACTTTGTATAATATTTAGTTTCTGCAATATTTATAAGCCATTCTTTTACATCTTGTTTAATTTTAAGATTTTTAAAATTTTCCATATCTTCTTTACAAGCACTTGCAACATTTTTTGTAATATCTGTACGAATAATATTTTTAAATAAATGAAAAAAATCAGGAAAAGCATGAATTGCTGGGCCATTATCAGTATAAAGAAAAATACCATTTGGTTTTAAAATTCTTTTTACCTCATAAAAAAACAATGGAAAATTTTGATAGCAATGAGAAGATTCTACACTGACGACTATATCAAAATAATTATCTTCGTAGTCTAAACTTTCTGCATTTGAAACTTTAAAATTAATATTTTTATTATTTTTATTACAATACTCTATATTTTTTTTATTTAAATCACAAGCATAAATTTCTGTAAAATTAAAGTATTTATTTAAACCTTTTATTCCACCACCTCTACCGCAACCAACCTCAAGTATGTTTTTATTTGTAAATTTTAAATTATCAAATAAAGATAAATAAAGACTAAGTTGATTTTTAAAATCTTGATCTTCTTTTTTTATAAAATTATATGATGGGTAGTACCCATGATTCATAAAATCAACATTTGTTGATTCAAAAAATGTGTTTAAATCACTATAAAAGTTGTCGTTAGCCATAATTTTATTCCATTGTTAATGACTGCCAAGTTTCAGACCAGTCTTTTTTAGTTTTATGTTTATTAAATTCTTTTGAAATTTCTCCACCTTCTAAGTATACGCCACCCCAAACACCCCACTCTTTTCCAGAAATTCCGTTGGCAAAACATATTTTTTTTACTGGACATTGTTTGCAAAGTGCGTCAACATTATACCTAGAATTTTCTTCGTCTTCATATTTATCAAAATAAATATTTGTATCAAGGCCTAAACATACAGCCTGATCTTTCCATAAATGTTGCTTCATTATTTAAATTTCTTTTCTTGTCTTATAAATTTTTTATAAAATCCAAAAAAATATTTATTTTTTTCCATACTTTTATTTTGTGCTTCTTTAATTAAATCTACCCTTAATTCAGAATCCCAATTTTCTCTTTTAAATGGTATTATTTGTGCTATAGGAGTTCCTTGTGGAATTAAACCAGTAAAATCTTTTTTTATCCAAAATGAAAATTGTCCAGGCCATGGAACACCTTCGTCAACAATTCCACTACTTGAAATAAAGGGTAAATCATTTCTATTAAGTGGATGAGTAATTAGCATGCTATATCCTTTTGGGAGAAGTATTCCAAAATTTCCTCTCCAAGCATAATGCACTTCACTGCAACCATCTGGAGTTGGTAGTGTACTTAAAACTTTTCCATTATCCCTTACTGCTATTGGATCTGGTCCAACGTTCCAATTAAAAAAATGTATATTATTTTGTTTTGACACGTAAATATCTTGATGTGTAGATAGCATATATCCAGTAGTTAAAGAATCTAAAAATGGCATACAGCCTTTAAAAGATATTTGGGGTGGTATAAAATCTTCTTTATTTTCATTTTTTAAAGTTAATTCTTGTTCTTTCCACCAAATTGGTAAAAAATTTTTTGCTGGTTTTGGCTTTTCTAAATTAAAACTATTGTTTAAATCTATTGATATTGGAACAAACAATATTTTATTTTTCATTTTTATCTCCATATTTATTTGGTATATTCCAACCAATACGGGTAGGTTTATAAATTCTATGCAAATACCACTTATCTTTTACTCTAATTCCTAAAGGAGAGGTTCTTGCTATATCAGATTCTTTTAAATCAACGACATCCCAACCACTCCAAAATAAGTTTTTGTTTTTATTTACAATTTTTTCCATTGTATTTAAACTTTTAATTATCATTTTTCTCCTAATATCTAAAAAGACCGACGTCAATATTATTTGCTTCTGCAGTTAAAACCAATTTTGATTTTAGTTCTTTTGGACGACTTAAAAAAACAAAGTAATTAATTTGATTTATATTTTCATTTAACCATGCAGGAGCAGCATTATAGAATTTAATTTTTTTGCCTCTTGCTTTCATCCCACGTTCTGACAAATTGCAAAATTCTGAAACAAAATTATTAATTTTTAATGGTCCAGCAGAATAAATAATGAAGTCATTATCTCCATTTTTCATTCCAGACAAAGCAACGCTCATAGCACGTAAAAATACGCTATAATCATTAAACTCTTTTGTTCCCTGCACTGCCACTATCATTTGGTCTTACCCCTTGCTTTAAGTCATCAAGTATTGATAACATTTTGTCTAACTCTGTTTTTGACATATTTTCAAAATTTAATTGTTTTATTGTGTTTTCATCTACTCTGCCATTAATAGCATCAGCAGTATAAAAAATGTTATCCAATATCCAATATGCCTTGCCTTCGGTTATTACTACCTTTAACATATTTTTTTGAATATGTTTTTCAGATTGCGTAATAAGTCTAGGCTTATCAAATTTTTGTTTTGGAACAACATCTTTAATCATTTCATATATGTCACTTTGTTTATATTTAATTTTTTTTAAAAATGTTATTCTTTTTTTATTTGATATCTTAATTATAGACCAAGAGACAATCAATGTCAAGCCTATAACTAATAAATATTCCATACTATTTAGATTTTTTTGTTGATTCTTTTGTTAAACCTAAAATCATAGAATTAAGTTTATTAATCTCAAGTTGTAACTTTAATGAATCTAACTCTGTATCAGATAGTTTTTGTTTATAAAATCCTATTAATTGAATTAACTCATTTTTTTCTAAATTATCCACATTTCCCCCTTTATTTTTTTAGATCAAATGCAGTTCCCTGCCAAACCTTTTCTACTTGTTTCTTTTCTCTTTCAACAATAGCACGACTCCATGCAAATCCTGCATCTCCACCCCAAGCATCCCACATAATTCTTCCATTAGATGGGAACTCTGGACCATCGTAAAAACCTTTTCCCTTTTTATCTACTTCGTGACGGGAAAAGAAAGAGAACATTCTTTTAACAGTACTAAGAGACATTGCTGATCCATTTACAATATCTGTTGCTCTACCCCAACCTACTGGAGTCCCAGCACCTGTTGCTTTACCGTCTTCTTTCCATTTTAAAGCACGACGAGCAGCAGCCTTCATGCCAGCATTTGGTGTATATGTATCAGCCATTTTTCTTACTTTTCTTTTCTTGTTTTGCAACACGTTTTTCTTTAAGAGTCATCTTTGGCTCTTTCTTTTTGTTAACATTACCTTTTTGTTCTTTATTAGCCATTACTTACCACCCTTTTTTGTTTTGTTTTATATGGACCTAAGTCTGCCTTTACGCTACCGTCTTTTCTTAAACGAACAATCCTACCGTCTTTAATTTGCATTGGGTTAAACCCGTGATTTTTAAAATAAGATCCTGAAGATTTTTTAGACATTATTTTATTAAATCCCTTGGATCAAAGATGCCACCATTCCAAATACCTTTGGTAATTTCTTTTTCTGCTTTATAAGTTCCGCCACGACGCTTGTATTCTTGAACTACCCAAGAATTAGCAACTGCAGATGGATATACATCAAACTTATCTTTTGCTGCTTGCACAACTCTTGCATATAATTTTGGATTTGAAGGTGTTGAGCCACTTCTGCGTGGCTTAATCATATCTTCATAGTTAGGCTTTTCTGCTTTACCAACTTGAACGTTATACATTTCTTCCATATCTGATTGCTGTGGTATTGATGGAATACCTGAATCGGTAGAACCCATTTCAACTACAAGATCTACTGATACAGATAATGATTCAATTTTAACAACTTCAGACATTCTTTGGTATACAACTTCTTCAGTTTCTTCCCAAGTACCATCTTCTTCTTCATATAGTCTTACAATAATTGGTTTATCATCTTCAGCATATTCTAATGCATATTCTGATCCTTGAAGTCCAAGCATTCCTGGATTTGTCATTACATACTCAACACGTCCAACCTGAATTTCTTCTTCGCCAGAAAACATAACAAAGTCACCTTCTGTGACC